GGGGGGTGTACTCATAGCAACCACCCGAGTTTTTGTGAATGTCATCGGAACCCGTTGTGTGTGCGTGTGCGTGTGCGTGTGCGTGCGTGATCGTTTGGTGGGGGTGAATCGGGTTGCGGAGGTCTCAGCCTGGCAGGCTTTCGGATGGTAAAAACTTATGGTGTGTTTGTTTTGCATAAGAACAAACGATGAAGAAAGTTTGTGAAATGCTTGCATGGTATAAAATTTTATACTATCTTTGTGATATAGAAAGGGAGGATCAGGTAATCACACCCTTCGAAGTTAATGAGGTAAACATTTGAAGCCATGAAAAAGAGTCAAACGAACAACTCCACCAATTGGAAGAACGAAGTAAATGAAATCCGGGGACGTCTGGAAGCCGTTAAAACGCGGTCGTGTTGGGATCGAGGCGTGAAAGGTTTTGCGCTGGATCTGCTGGAAAGTTACGAAAACATTTGCGAGTATTGCGAGCATAACGGCCAGCCAATTCCGGAACTCAATGAAGAAACATTATTAAACGGTGCGGACGACTGGAACGCCTATTGTTATGGCGGGTGCTCGCTGATCTACGACGGGGATATAGCAAAAAACCTCTGCACTCCCTCGGAGTTAAAACGCACCGACAACGGCAACAAAGCCCCCAACGATCGGGAGGGCTGGCAGGACGTGCAGGCCCGCGCGTATTTCCAGGCATATAGAATGTTAATGTCTTGTATTTGCTAACCCCCGAAAGCCATGAAAACAAGAAAAGAGGCCGCCCGTGAATTATTGGTTCGATGGGTCTAACTGGAGGCTGATAGGATACGCGCACGATTATACAGCATAATAACCCCGGAAATAATGAATCAGAATTATAAACTTACATTGTATGCCGTTCAGGTATACGGCGTGCGGCTCTCAGACTACCACGAGCCGCGACCTGTTGAAATACTATGCAACAGCGAAGAAGAACGAAATACAATTCGGGAAAGGGCAAAAAATGGTAACCTTTATGACGAATTTAATTGCTACTATATCAGTGAAGAAGAGGCGCGCCGCTCGATAGATTGGGCATTATTCATACTTAATATAATATACTCGAACCATGAAAAGCACTAACAATACCATAAAGGCCGCCGCGCTGGTGGTGCTCACGGCTTTATGCTGCTGGATCCTGTTCCGAAGCACGCTGCGGGTAGAATCGGTACACAGGACGGAGAGCGGGTACCTCGTCGAAGTTTCAGCACTCGGCGGGATGGAAATACACGAATACAGTTTATAAACACAAAAAAACCAGAAGCCATGACACACGTTAATTTCACTTAATTATGAAAACAATGAACGAACTGGCAGAAAGGGCGTACGCCTTTACCCAGGAGATGCCCCAGGACACGATAAGCGCGATACATATTTTCCGCGAGACGCAGGAGATCGGGGCGTACGTGAAGCATAGCTACGAGGCCTTGAGGGCTATCGAAGAGATCGCAGTACGCCGAGGCATCGGCGTAAGTACGGCCCTCAGGGAAGGCGTGATAACCATCCAAATACAGGAACAGGATTTGCGGATATGGATAAAAATCGAGTAAGGCAGCTACTCGCCCTGTGGGCGGTAGTGCTGGCAGGAATGGCCGCCTTTGCGGCGGTAGTCCTCCTGCACCTTCAGAACAACGCATTTTAACACACAGTATACGCCATGAAAAACAACATCGAGTCGAATATTTAAAAACCAAAAAACAATGAAATGGGTCGAAGCGGCCAAAGAAGGCCAGGATTATGTACTGAGCGCCGAACTGAAAGAAAAGCGCGACACTATCGAAGCGGAAGCAGCGGAGGTGCTGAAGAAATCGGGCGCCACGCCGTGCACACTCTACGGGATCGCCGACGGATCACCCGTCGTCTCGTCGGTAGAAATAGGGATCAAGGACGGGGAGGACTATATGTTGTTATATCCATGCGCGAGATGGTGGAAGGTAGCGGAATTCAAACTACTGAAGATGCTACCCGTGTATCCCGAATGCGATGGCTATTCGGACGTCTGCAACGATGAACCCGCATGTATTACCAAGGATTCCACGGCGGAGGACGTGGAAGCCTGGCGGGCGTTCAACCAAAGACGCGCCGAAAGATATGAGCAGGCGCGGCAATTGGCGATAGCCAATTATAGGGTATACAACGAAACGATGGCCCAAGTGTGCCCCGGGTTTAAGGGAGCGGGGCCGGGTTACACGCAGACTTCATCGGGAATTCGTTCCGGCATACATTTCACGGCTCGATATTATAAGCATGAAGGGACTACCTTCTGCATGGGGTTGAAGCGCGGGACAAAGGCCACCCCGGACGGGTTCAAACTGATTTCCGCAAACTACTACGGCAAGAAGGGGCACGAACGCCTAAGAAAGGAGATTGACTTCCTCGACGAGATCGACGCGGCGATAGAGGAGGGGGATATGTCGCAAGCGCATCAACTGGTAGGCGACTGGAGGAAGGAACTGGACGACTACCTCGCGTTAAACGAAAAAGAATGCGGTACTCATGATGACGGAGCGGGAGACGAAGCAGCAGTTGCAAAAACGAAGGAATGACGAGTTTGTACAAATACTCAGACGGTATGCCGATCAACACGACAGCGTAATATGCTGGCGAAACATAACTCCCTATTGCATTCGGGTTTACCAGCGCTTAAAATCATGGGGGAGTGTGTGGGAGCCGGGAGAACTGAAACCCAAACGCGCGCTGATCTATTCGGGTGCCCGCCGTCAAATACTGGACTTGTACCCCCTTGGCCTGAAATTCCATGCCCTTCGGTTCAACAGGCGCGGGATAATAAGGGGAAGATGGGAGGATAAAATTAACCAATTGCTAAATATGAGCATACAAGATGATAACACGAACGACCTATAAAACACGACAAGAGTGGTTGCATGCGCGCAACGACACCCCCGTTATCGGAAGTTCCGACGTTGGGACGATTATGGGGCTTAATCCCTATATGACGCCGTACCAGTACTGGCGCGTAAAGAAAATGGAGACCTTGGAGACCGCGGCCGAAGAGGATAACGACAGTATGATCCGCGGGCGCTTCAAGGAGGACGCGATTGCCCGCATGTTCGAGCAGGTGACCGGGGAAAAGATCGTCAAACGATCCGAGCAGATCGAGGTGTACCGCAATGACAAATACCCGCCCTACATGCAGGCAGCGCCCGACAGGGAGGTTTTCGCCGCGGGCAGGAGTACCCGGTATATCCTGGAGTGCAAGGACACGAAAATGCACCTGCCGGAACTGACGCCCGAGACGGTGCCGATGCTGTGGTACACGCAGATCATGTACCAAATGGGGATCATGGAGCGCGATGCGGCGTACATAGCCGCGGAGGAGGGAGGCAAGCGGCTCGTGTATGCGCTATTCGATTTCGACCGATCCAAATTCGCCTATATCGTGGAGTACTGCCGGGATTGGTTCGAAAGGTACATTTTGGGCGACGAAATACCCCCGGTGGAGACAGGCCAGGACGTTATACTGGCATGGCCTGTGTCGGAAGCCGCCCCGCGGGAAGCAGATGCGGAGATACGGGATATTATCGCGTGGGTGCGGGCGCAGCGGTCGAAGGTAGCCGCCATGCAGGCGGAGATCACCAAGGCAGAAGAGCGGGTTAAGGCGTATTTCATGCAGTACGACACCATAACCTACGACGGGCGACCGCTGGCTACATTCAAGACTGTAACAAGCCGCAGGCTGGATTCGAAGGCATTAAAGGCGGACAATCCGGACATATACGCCAAGTATGTAAAGGAGAGTACGACGCGGCAATTATTATTCAAATAACATGAAGACGAAGCGAGAAATAACAGCACGGGAATACGAGGAGGTGGCAAGCCGCCTCACGGACGCCATCAACGGGAATACATACTTCTCCGACAGCATCTCGGGCGAAGGCTGGCGTTTCACCCCCTCCGTTATGGTGTATTGGCACACCGATACACTGGGATCGGGAGAAAAGGAAACGCGGATGGAAAAACTGGTGTGGATCTGGTGGGAGTTCCACACGTTCGACGCGGAGGGTGACGAGGTACTAAACGATTTCAAAACATCAACCTTAGAGCTTTTTTTAGGAATATGACAACCATAACAGACAAGAACGAACGCGCAATGCGCGAGGGGATGGTAGCCAAGACCGCCACCCCGAATTTGCAGGAGATGATCGCCCTGCTGGAGGACAAAAAAGGGGAGGTGCAGGCGCGCCTGCATGCGGTGCTCGGCGACAGGGCTCCGATATTCACGCAGGCCGTACGCAACCTGCTGGTGGCTCCCGAGAACAAAATGCTGCGGGAGTGCACGCCCAAATCCATCATGCGCTCGTGCATGGCCTGTGCAACAACGGGGCTTTCCCTCGATCCGGCATTCGGGCAGGCCGCCATCGTTCCCTTCACTGAGACTACGTACAAGAACGGGCAGCAGGTAGTCACCAAGAAGGCGGTGTTCATGCCGATGAAAAACGGGCTGGTGCAACTTGCCAACAATACCGGGATGATCCAGCGGTTGATGGCCGCTCCGGTGTATGAGGGGGACATAAAGTATCACGACCCTTTTACGGGCGATATGGAGTATAACCAGGAGCCGCACGAACGCACAAAACTGCTCGGATATGTAGCCTATCTTCGCTACATAAACGGCGGCGATCACTACCTGTACATGACGGTCGAAGAGCTGGAGGAGCACGGCAAGAAGTACAGCAAAAGCTACTACAACAAAAATGGTTTGTGGCAGAAAAACAAGCCTGCCATGTATGAAAAGACGGTCATCAAACGCATCTTGATGAAATGGGGTAGCATGGATGTAATGGCCAACTCGAAGCTTATCACAGCGCTAAAATACGACATGGCAACCCCCTCCTCGATGGATATGTCGCAGGCGACCCCCGAGTATGTCGACGGAGTGGACGACAATATTGCGGCCGTCGAAGAGCAGGAGGCCGTGGACGTGACTGACGAACCCGAAAAATAACAGAAAAAGATGAAGCCGAAGCAGAAAGAGACAGTAGTTACAATAGCCGAATACGCCCGCAGGTGCGGAATCACCTATCGGGGTGTGCAGATGCGCATTGCCAGCGGGCGAGTGAAAACAGTGAAATTCGGGGGCGTGGACTTCATAGATACGACAGTCTATCCTCCTATGCCCCGGCAAGACGTAAAAACTCATGAACGATGATATGAACACGGCGCTGGAATGGCTCGTTGGCCTTGTCCTGTTCCCGCTACTGATGTTGTCGAACTTTATAGGATATGCGCTCGGCCTGCCTCCGCAGGCCGGGGGCGAATCCGAGGCTAAGGATTCGGATCCGACAGAAGCGGAAGCGCCGGAAATAAACGAGGAATTGCAGGCGGACGCGATACGAGCTATCAAGACTTTGGGATTCCCCAAAGAAAGGGCAAAACAGGCCGTTTTAGAGGCTTTGAATGCCTATCCGGATGCAACCCTCGAAGAGATTGTAAAATGCGCCCTAAGGCGCCAAAAATAGGCAATATGAATGAATGCATATTTCATACGATTCCCGGAGTACAGGGGGGGGTGAAGTTTAAGCCCATCGACGAGTTCCCGGGATATTGGATCGGAGAGGACGGAACGGTGGTGTCTACGCGGCGCGGAGACCCCCATGTGTTGAAGGTGGATTACAATGCCGACGGGTACGTAAGGGTGCGGTTATTCAACCGTTTAGGGAGGTACAACTACTTTGTTCACCGCCTTGTAGCTGAGGCTTTTATCCCAAAAAGGGAGGGGGACAAAATCGTGGATCACCTTGATACGAACGTCGAGAACAACAATGCCTCGAATCTGAGGTGGTGCCGGGACATGAAGGAGAACATGGCCAACCCGCTGAGTGTAGCCAAAAGACAGCGGGCGGCGGCAAACAGACACAGCCGCGCAGCGAAGAGGAAAGCATACATGGAGGAGATCATGAGGCAGGCAATGACGGACACTCCGTTCTGATTTTTTTTGGAGAATGGAAAAAATTTGTTTATATTTGCGGTGTGAATGCTCGGGCAGGGGCAAAATGCAACTTACCGCTTTAGTAGATACCGGGCTGCCCCCCGGTATCGAACGAGCGGTTTTTTTTTATCCCCTTTTAATAATGAAGCTAAAGGACATACAAAACGGATGGATGAAAATACCAACCAAATGGTACCGAGAAACAAGCATTAAGGCTTGCCGGGAACACGCTATGCTTCAGTGGCTGGTTATGAACGCGAACATCACGGAATCGGAGTGGAACGGAATCACGATTAAACGCGGGCAAGTAGTAACAAGTCTATCTAAGTTGAGCGAAGGGGTGCAACAAAGTACTCAACAAACACGCGACACACTTAACAACATAGTCAGCAACAAAGAAGTAACAAAGATAGCAACAAAGACGTACACCATAATAACTATCTGTAACTTTGATGATTACGTCGGTTTAAATTTTTACGATAACAAAGAGGAGAACAAAGAAGCAACACAGTCAGCAACACAGTCAGCAACAAAGAAGCAACACAGTCAGCAACAACAGATAAGAGATATTGTAGAGAATAAAGACATAGAGATTACTTCTCGTACTGACGTACTCGAAGAAGCAGAGATAGTAACAGAGAGTATTAATAATCCTGGTAGAGACTATAAGCGCGCACGCGCGAGAAAAAAGCCAGAAACCCCGAATGAGGTTACATGGCGCGACAGCTTCGACGTATACCTGCAAGATTGCCGGGATGCATGGAAGCGATGGACGAACGACAGGGATTGGATGGACGAGCGAAAGCGTTTCAACCCGGGCGTCGACATTAGACTGACACTCGAAAAGGCCTGCAAGGAGTTTTGGGCCACGGAGGCCGGATGGCTGCACAAGAAAAAAGGCCGAAGCAAGACGATAGACTGGAAACGTATTTTCGAATTCGCAATATCACAAAAACAGAATAGGGTTTATGAAACAAAAGCAGGAAATAATCGCGACACCGGAGGCCTTACCGACGAAGAACGCGCCATGTTCGAACGCATCGCATTCGGCACTACTCTATCCGGGAGAGGGGATGAGGACATGTAGGGCCATGTCCACGCCGATCAAATGCGCTCAGTCGGGAATGGAATCCTTGTCGGGGCTTCGGCGGATTCACGGAGACAAGCTCGTTATATCCTGCATGGCGCTATGGATCGACGACCTGCAATCGTTTCTCAACATATCCGCCAAGATGAGCAGGTTTCAAATCATCGAGACGTGTTCCATGATCCTGGAGGATTTCTACGCGCTAAACCTGGCAGACGTACGACTTGTGATGACGCGGGCCAAAAAAGGACAATACGGCGCATTATACGGGCGTCTCGACGGGCAGATAGTCTACCAGTGGTTCGCGGAATACTTCGACGAGCGGTGCGCAGAATGCGGCCGGACAGCAGACGCCGAGGCAAAGGTGAGGGATTCCCAGCTCGCGGCTATGTCGCCGGAGCAAAAAAAGAAGATTCTGGAATTATGGAGCAAACAAAAAAAATCACAAAAATGAAACAGGAGACAAAAGCAACCATCGCCTATTTGGCAGCAATCATTTTCGTTATCATCTGCATCGCATTGATGGCTGTGACCCCCGCGTATGGCCAAAATCAAACGGTGATAAAGGATTCCAAGGGGGAAGTGGTATACGTCAAAATCAAGACGGCCAGCGGGTACATTGTCAAGGACAAAAACGGCGTTCTGCTTTACACCGTGGTAGAGAACGACACGGAAAAGAGAGTTTACGACGCCTCCGGACGTCTAATTTCGGTAGAGAAAAAAAGATACAAGCTGCGGGAATCAGCGATACACAGCAGTACAAGTGGCCGGAAACAGTATCGTAAAAGCTCCGATGATGGGGATATTTAAAAACATGTTGAGATACGGATTATGCGAATAGGTTTGGTTGACAAGGAGCCATCCGGCCCGCGTCTCCGCTACGGGAGCTTATCGGCGACAAGCGCCGGGCTGTATTGCTCGATAACAACGTGCTGGCATCGGACTTTGGGCTGGATTTCCTGCATACCAAATCGGAAAGTAAAACACAAAAGATAACCAACCATGAAAACACTTTATCTCTGGGTTTCAGACAAAGGCTGGACACCCTTTCAGTACAATGAACTTTCTGAATTATCCTCCGAATTTGAGGCGCGCAATATCAAACTGGGCTACGGGTGCAAACTGGGCGACAGGTGCGAACTGGGCGACGGGTGCGAACTGGGCTACGGGTGCGAACTGGGCGACAGGTGCGATGTTCCGAAATCGCTATTTATCAGCGCATCTCGTCATACAGTATCCTATTGGGGTGAGGATGTTATTCAAATAGGCTGCAAACGCTACACCATTTCCGAGTGGCAGAAGCATTTCCGAAAAATTGGCGAGGCCGAATGCTATAGTCCCGAGCAGATGGAGGAATACAAAGGGTATATAGACCTGATCGCTGCAATGCACAAGACGTGGGCGTTACACTAAAACATCCTAACCATGAAAAGCGAAAAAGCAGAGGAATATCTGTTTAAAAACGGGTTAGGATACCCGTATACCGGGTATGTTACAGAGCAGGTAGCAGAAAGGGCCGTTGAAATTGCCGAGCAGGAGGCCGAGGAGCGAATGCGCGAGAAAGCAATAGAGGCGTTTTGCGACGAATGCGCATGTTTTGAGGCGTGTATTTGTTGTTTGCCGGCTGGGGCATGCGACAGAAAGAATAATTTTATCCAAAAACTGACCAAGAAATGAAAACGATTGAGGAAAGAGCAAAAGCATTTTGCGAAAATAACATCTGCGTAGATTGCGGAGATCGAAAGAATTGCGACCGGGGGTGTGTGGGATGCTCTATTTCTACCTACTCCGCCCTTGAATGGCTTATCCAGTTCGGAAAATCCGAGCACGAGGAACTGATGCGCTGGCACGACCCGAAAGAACCACCCGAACCGGGACGGGTTGTGCTTGTAAAGCGGAATCCAAGCTCTATCATACCGTATGATTTGGGGCATATTGATAACGATGGGAACTGGGTGGATTCGTGGTGTGGTTCTCCGATAGATGATAAGATCCTCGGCTGGCGGGAAATTCACGAATAAGACAGAGCTATGAAAACAGAGAAAACAGCGGCCGAAAGGCGCGAGGACGAGGAATTGGCGACCCTCTTGTTTTGCCAAAGTTATCTATACTATCACGATATGCTGTCCTCGGCCGAATCTAAGAGGGTATGTAAAAGGATATCGGCCTTTCAGGATAAGCACCGAATCGCTATCACGCGGGAGCAGATCGACAGTGTGGAAATTAAATACCAAGATGAACTATGAAAGGATACAGAATCAAAGTAGTGGCGCAGATAACCATTAACGTCACCAAAGAGGAGTTCGACGAGGACGATTCCGTAGGAATAGGATTCAACAAATTTAATGCGGTAATGTATGCGAAAGGATGCCTTGTCGAACGGATACGGAATAACCCCAATGTGGGGAGTGTGAAGGTTGAGGAATTCGAATACGATGACGAGCCATGACAAAAGCATCATTTAACACAATAGGCGGACTGTTGATCGCCTTTGTTGCGGGAAACTTAGCGCAACACGACTACTCGGTGGCGGATTGGTGGAGGTTTGCGCTGCACGTTATTTTTACTGTTGCGGGAATTTGGATGTTCAGCAACGGATATAGCAATTTGCCGAAAAAAATAAAACAATGACACCAAAGGAGCTATACGACTGGGCGGTCGAGAGCGGCTGCGAGAATTACGACATAAAAAATACGTGCGTTCATTGATGGCTGGGGTGACATTGCTTCCGATATTGAGGAGCTTGGAATTGTCAAAAAAGAACGACCTAAAATGATTATAATTGACATAAATAACCGATGAAACGAGAACTCACACTGACCGACATTGCGGGGTATTTGGATCATACCCTGCTTGGGCAACATCTTACGGGCGCAATTTGTTGGATAGATGTTAAATTTATAGCCCAACACGGAATCGCGCTCGCGAGGTATAATCCCGTCCTTCGGCCGATGTCCGATCTGTACGTGGAGATCTCCGAGCGCGGTTACAACAACGGGAAGCCGTTCGTGCCGCTGGTGGAGTTTGCAAAAGTGAGATACCCTTATTTAACATCGCGTCGATTTATCACTGATACAAAGTATGTCGAATGCGCTGAAAACGATTCAAGCGGCTGGGGAAAGTGGAAAATGTATGAATTGGAACTGGAGAGCATGTCTGTTGATGAATTAGACCTTCTCCACCGCCTGCATTTAGACTATCGAGACCTAATCGACGCCGGACTGGCCGTCAGCGTTCACGATTTACCCACAAATCCATATGAGGCATGAAAAATTACACAACACAAGCCGGCGTTGAATTAACACAGAAGCAGTGCGAATGCATAGCCGAACTGGAGAAATTAGCGCGTAAGTGGAAGAGAGATAGCGAAGGATTATGGTTGTTTTCTGCTTCCGGCACCCTGCATGTAATGTTGGAGGGTGACACGAAACAAAATCCGGAGCCTGAAAAATCATCAAATGGAGGTGTCAACCCGGATAACAGCGTAATTATCATTCGCGGAATCCATAACGACGGGGGAGATTGGTGAAATGAAAACCAAACTACTGCGCCGACTGAGGGAAGAAGCCGAAACGGAATCCTTATGGGTAACAGATGATTTTAAAATATATTGTCGGTATTACAAGCGCTGGATTAGGGCATATATCCTCCGCCGTGTTGCGGAGTTCTTGCAGGAGAAATATGGCGCAGGTCGCCCGTCGGTGCTATGCGTGTCCGAAGAGGGTAATATCAAACATTACGGCGGTGGCTGGCCGCATCGGGGTGGTCGTAAACTGTTCCTTGAAGAGCAACTTACCGCGGCCCGGCTTGGATGTATGCGGGTTTGGAACTTAAAAGAGAAACTTATAAAACAGCAGAGCCATGCAGAAGATAATGTTTAACGACCGCTATGGACTGACGGATGCGGTCATTGACTATATAAAAAACAATACGCGCCGCATCGAGGGAGGTGAACAATTTCAACGGGCTGCGACCTCGGCCGAAGACTTCACCTATGAGGAAGCCACTGGCTGTTTTGATGCCCCACCAAATCCGCATCACCGGAATCAAGTGCGAGCAGTGGTTTATCGCGGAGGAAGCGAAGGCATGGGTAAACCAAGGGCTGTATGCACCCATTGGGAGCTTCGAAAAATGCTTGCTGGAGCATCGGGTCGGTATCCCCGCCCGTAAGGCCACGGTTGAGGAGATTATCGAACATTTCAAAAAGAGGGAGAAATGATACGAGCAAGATTCTATATCAAATTCAAAGATTGCGGTAACGATTATCGGCCAGTTAAATGGCCGATCAAGTATCCGTATTGGTGTACGGGCGAAAGCGTCGACGCTTTCGTTATTGTCGCCTATGCCGAAAATGTCGAGCAAATAAAGGGGCTATGGCCGGAGGCTTATATGATCGAATGCGAGGAAGTGAATGAAATAACCTTCACTACAAGATTCCCAAAACCGAAGTGGTACAATTCGAGTTCGAATTGTTGAAATAGCGAGATTCTCGCAAAATCAAGATAAAATGCAGAAAAATGAGAACCTTACAGTATTCGAAGCCGTAGCAGCCGATGCCGTATCATACGCTGATGCCGTCCTTGAAGATCTGGACAAGAAAAAATAGAGCGGATCGGGATTGTATGATAAAATAATTTACTATATTTACTGCATGGAAATTATTTTATCGAAAATAGGGATGCTGCTCGAACGCCACTTTGGCGTATCGCTGGAGGAGATACAGGCACCCTGTCGGCGCCAAAGGGTTACGGATGCCCGAACGGTATTCATCCATATCATGTACTCCCACAAGCTCATGAACGGGGTGAAGCTGTCCAACTACCTGAACTGCACGAGCCGGAATTCATACTACCATATCCGCAAGTTTGAGGATATGAAGGAGATAAAGGCGTACAGCAAAATAATATCGAAGTTTGAACACGAGGCGAAATTGGAGATTGAATCATGGCGGGAATCTTATATGCCGAAATAGACCTGAAAAAGATACCTGTTGACGTGATAGAAGAGTTTGTTCGCAATAACGGAGAGTTGGGAGCCAAGGTTAAACTTTGCATCGCGCCGCTCAAAAAAATAGACAAATTCGGGCACACGCATACCGTATATCTTTACCAGCCCAAACCGGAAGTAGGGGAGCGAGGCAAACCTACCTTTATAGGAAATGGGAGAATGCTGCGACCGTCGTACAGATGGCAGGATGATGCCAAGCAAAACCCCGAACCCGATAATGAACCATAAAGCCATGAAACACTTGGTGTATCTGCGTTCCGGCAAAGTGGCCGAGGTCGACGCCCTCCGTTTCCAGTGTGTTGACCATAAGAACCAAATATACAAATTTTACGACAAGGTGGATGAGTATGCGCTAAACGAACAGGTCGTTTTCATCGCAAACAATCCGGACGCCATAAAACCCATAATACACAAACAGAAAGATGAAAAATCAGACTTCTATTCTGAATGAGCTGTTGGCCACCCTCGAAGTAGCCTACTCGAACGCCAAAGGGCGTCATTGGATGGTATACGGCACGCCCTTCCGATCCCTGCACCTGCTGCTGGACGATACTGCGGCCACGCTCCGGAAAGGCGCCGACAAGATGGCCGAGACCATCCGCGTGCTGGATGGCATTCCGCTGCATACGATGACGCAGTTCGTGGATTCGTCTCAGATCGAGGAGGCGCTTACGATCCCCGATGCTCTGACCATCGCGCGCGAAATGCGGGACGACCTAAACGAAATCGTCGCAATGGTGCATGGAGGGGTTGATGCAAAAGTGTTCGACCCTACCACCGAGAACGACGTGCTGAATATCACGAGCGAGATTCGGCACTGGATTCTGTTTTTCGACGGAATCATATCCAACTGGACGCCCGCTATACCGAGAATACCTGAATTTTAACTTTATATAAAATGGACAACAAACTGAAAATCGGGTTGATAGCTGCTGCGGTAGCCGTGGTAGCCATCATTGTGTTCAACTTCCTGCCGGGCAGCATTCGAAGCGCCGGAACCATCGGATTCCTCGCGGGGGTAGTATCGGGATGGTTTTTACGCTCGTGGTACGGCACCATCGTCGACAAAGAGATCGACGCATAGGAGATGAACAGGCTAACATCGGCCATAATCGGGGCAATCATAGCTATGATCGCACTTTATAGCCTGCGGTCATGGCTTTGCTTCACCCCATCGAAACCGGAGATCGAATTCCGCATCGACACGGTGGTCGTAAGGGAATACATAAGAGACACCGTATTTCAAACGGAAGTACACCAAATTTCGAAGATCGACACTGTATTAGTACATCTGCCCGGCGACACGGTTAAAGTGGCTGTAACGCTTCCTTTCGAGCTAAAGACATTCCAGACCGAAAATTATCGGGCCACGGTGTCCGGGTACAAACCTATGCTCGAAAGTATAGACTTGTTCGTGCCAACCAAGATCATAACGCAGACCCACCACACCACGACGATCATGCCGCCCACATGGGAAGGGGGGATAGTAGTGGCCGCGCAGGTTGCCCCCGGATGGAACAATCAGTTTATGGGCGCGCGCGTGCGATACAACAAGGGGCGGTTCAGCATCGAGGGAACCGTAGGGTACAACCCCTTCGATGACGTCCCGTACGGAGAGGTGCGCGGAGGGTTTAATATTTGGAGGAAATGAAGCTGAGGACGCCGAAAAAGCCAGCAAAACCGAAGAACGAAAGATTCGAAGATCGGCCGAAGGTAACATGCAAGTCCTGCAAACACCTGTCAGCCCAGGAGAATATGCACCATATCTGCCCCAAGACGGGCATGATGACGCATATAAACACCGAAAAGATTTGCATATACCATGAACAGCAAAGTGTCAATACAGGTCAAGCCGCTGACGGTAAATAGGGCATACAAAGGGCGCCGATTCAAAACCAGCGAGCACGATGCCTTCCGCGCAGAATGCCTCTTAAAACTCCCGGACATAGAATTGCCGTCTCCTCCGTTCGAGGTGTGGTATGAGTTCGGATTCTCCAACACTCAGTGCGACTACGACAACGCGGTAAAACCGTTCCAGGATGCGCTGCAAGAAAGGTATCAATTCAACGACAAATTAATCTTTAAAGCACATATCCGCAAGTACATAGTACCCAAGGGGTGCGAATTTATATCATTCAATATCAAATCATTAGCAGACACAGAATGGAAACAACAAAACGAGTAGTATTCTCCTCGTCGCTCTTGAAAGAGTGCAAGGATATGGTAGCTTCATCGGTCATCGACCTGCTCGAATCCATAGCCGAGAAGAGCGACAACCCGAAGGTGACCATCACCTCCACGTGGCGCAACCCTTATCGGCAGGCGATGGCCATGTACAACAACCTGGTCGCCGGAAAGCGCATCCGCTACCGGGAACCCGGCAGAAAGGTGACCGCACTGTTCGACGACTGCCAGGATCAGGGCATGGACAAAGAGGAGACCATCGACGAGATGTCCAAACTTATCAGTCGGCTTAGTGAAAAGGGCGAACGGGTGTCCAAGCACTGTGTGAGCGCCGAGGAGTATCGCAAGGTGAATGTGCTGGACGTGAGTATGACTATGGAGAAACCCGTGGAGTTCTTGGTCGCAGCACTCGACGAGCCGCGCGTCATCAAAGTGATTTCGCCCGTATCTATTCCCGGCAAAAACCCCAAGTTTTCGTATGACCTGAGTGAGCCTGCGTTCCACCTCGAAATAAAAGCATAGTCATGAACAGTGCGTGCGTACTCTTCTTTGTAGCCGGGATTATTATGCTGGTGTTCGGGATCGCCGGGCGAGGAATAGACCCGCCAAACAAAAACAGGCGCCGATAGGGTGCCTGTTCTTTTATGCCTACTCAACGCTGCCCCCGGGGGAGCCTCCTGTGTTGAGTTTGGTGGTGTCGACGGCATGATCCGCGATCTTGGGCGTCGTGACACACAGGTCTTGTAGCAACGGCCGCATTGGCGATTTTATCACCGGTGACAGCCCCGTCGGCCGGAGCCTGCGGGGCGTTTTCAATATCAATACCTACTTCATCCTTCATCTTCTTCCCCACGTATTTTTGGAGGGATCGGAATACCGGAGCGTCGGATATTTCCATGGCATTCTCCAAATACGACCACATTTCGATGCCGCATACCATGCCCGTGAAGAGCTTGGCCAGGTGCAAGTTCATGAAGTCGATGATTTGAGTGTCTATAAGGTGGCACATGCCGATCCCAACGACAATGCACGTAAGTTTGATGACCGTTTTCCACGCCTTGTCGCTGGAGAAATACCAGTCCTTATGCTGCCGAGCCGCCCTCTTGCGCCCGGCCAGTATACCCATCACGAAGTCTATCATGACGAATGCCAAGGCGCAGAGCACAAGCGGCGTCACGGGCGCGAACAACGACAGCAAGCCCCCCACCATAGCCATAATCCATTTCAATAAGGTGTCCATTATCCTATTATTTGACATAATTACCGTCACCGGAACTCCAATAATATACGCCACCGTTGTACACAAATATTTCTACGTACATTCCTGTAACGTTGCTGGCAATATTGATATTACCTTTTACTACTCCTTCTTGTGACAGTTTTATATCTATGTAATGAAGTTCAGCGAACGTGTGTTCTATAAATATTCGAACCGGCGTTCCGGGCAGTTGCTGAACGGGCATTATGGCATTTATGTGCGTGTTCTCTACATTGCCTATTTTGATGATATTTAATTTGTGATTTACCAGCATCGCATTGGGCGTCACGGTAGTTGGCTCCAAGTAAATTACTCCCGGAGCGGCCATTTTATCCGCCGGAATAGTACCTCCTTCTATTTTTTCCCCGGATATGGCGTCATCTGCGATCTTGGAGCCCGTAATTGCTCCGTCCTTGATGATGGAAGTATTAACCGAGTTTACTTGCAATGCTCGTGTCGATACCGACGCGGTGCCATATTGTGCCTCTTCGATAGAACCATTCTCCAGCTTTTGATTTGCGATGATGGTTTTGTTGGCGATCTCCTCGTTCGTGATCGTTTCAGGTGCGATCTGACTCGAGGTGATCGTCGCATCGGCAATCTTCTCAGCAGTGATTGCTTTGTCAGCAATCTGCGTTCCGGTGATGGTCTTATTATTGAGCTTTGAGCCGGGAATGGACTGGTCGGCCAGTTTACTCCCGGTGATCTGTCCATCCTGGATGTTGCCGTTCTTGATTGCCTCCACGCCGATCTGCAAGCTACCAACCGCCCCATCTGCGATCTTTGCTGTTGTGACAGCGCTGTTTGCGAGCTTTGGCGTCGTCACTGCGCCATCGGCCAGCATAGCCGCTGTTACGGAACCGTCGGATAGCACGCCCACCTTCCATGCTGCGAGGTTGGCCGCCGTGGCCTGCCCTATGAGGGTGCCAATTCCCGATGCCGACGCATTGGCCGCAGCATTCACGACATAATCCTGATATGTGTATCGCGTCGTGCCATCTTCATACACGCGCTGTTCGTCCTGTATGGTGTTGGCATAAAGATACTGGCCTATTTTAGCGACATCGGCGGCCAGGTAGTAAGCCTGCCCTTGGTAGCAGATGATACCTTCGCCGATGTTCGTCCCGGTGTCGTTGTTCGCCGTGGCGAATCCTGCAACGATGGAGATGGGCGTTTTGGTGGATCGGAGGAGCGAGTTGATGGCGCTCCAGAGGTTCTGCAAATCCTGCATCTGCACGGGGTTGCCAGTGCCCGATATGACGTTGATATTTTTTATTCCTGCCATGTTATTGAGTTTTTATAGTATACTTGATATAAAAGGGAAATAGCGTGTTGACGTCTGCGACAAACTGGCTGTATGCTTCCGAGTTGTTGTACAGGGCAGCCGGGATCATAATGATGGGCTGCTCCGTGGCGGTGCCGCCGCGGCCCAACCATACCTTCGGCGTGTCGGTGTCGTACAGGTATATGGGCGGCGTAGGCGAATCGTACCACATAGATTGCCATATGCTCGCGCCGCTCGGGATGATGGATATTTGGCCCCACTCGCCGTACCAGTACCGGAGTACGCCTTCGATCTGCCCGTACGTAGGTGTGCACGCCGCCATCATGTACCACTTGGAGCGCACCATGTAGTAGTTGCACAGATAGTCGTGCAACACCATGAGCAACGACAGGCAGTAGCGGTATATTATCGTTGTCCAAAACGGCTGCTCCGTGTAGCTGTGGTCGCGCCGCACCGAGTAATTCGGCCGGAGCAACTGCAACACCAGCTTCGGGATGTCAATATATCGGAAACGCATCATATAGCTTCGAATATTGTAATGTTCTTGGTGAAATCGTACAGATTGGGGTCGAAGTTGAAATAACCCGGATTCAATACTATCTTGCCATCCTGCGGTGTTGTGATGCCGCTATCCTGCGAGACCTTGATCTCGGAGAAGTAGGCATCCTTGATGCCGTTCAACCCCGAGATGTAGCTTTCTATGTCGTTGATATACAGAATATTTGTCGTGCGTCGTTGCATCTGCAAGTCATGCAGCCCCGTGTTGATGCTGTTCTTGATGGTATCGAGGTTGTACGACTTGTCGAAGCGGACGTACAGCTTGTCGGCCGAAAGGACGGCCGGAGCATTGGATGCGGCCTGTATTTGCGCGCCGACGCCCCAAAAGTTGCGGTAGTAGGCGCTGAACGCATCGAGTTGATCCTGCGTGAGTGAGACCACGTTGTTGTTGGCATCGGCCGTCGCCACGTTGATGTAGTACAAACCCTCCTGATTAGACCCCATCGAAGCCTGCTTTATTATCTGCTTCGTGGCATCTATGGTCGCATAGCCCAGCTCTTGCGTCGCTTCGTTCACCACGACTACCTGATCGCCCTGCTGATAGGCGTATGCCTTCTCGACATACCATACCTCACTCGTCACGCGCGCGATCTTCGCGGCCGCGGCTATCGTCTGTTCGCTGCGCAGGATTTCAAGCCGCACAATGTCAAGCACGGTGCCTACCACCTCCGCGATCTTGCGCAGGATGCCCGCGTTGCTGGTGTTCATCGCCGGGATCGTCCGTTGGATGTTATCCCATATGGTATTTATAAGTGACATATCGGTTATTGTTTAATTATTGAGGGGTAGTTGTAATAGTCGAGGTTTGTATTCGGCCACTCCGCGGGCGGCGCCAACAGGGGCTCCAGCACTCCGTTAACGGGCATCTGTTTGTGTGACGACCACCAATAGCCCGCCTTGGTGGGATCATCACTCCGAGGCTGCATGTTCTGCGGCAGATACTCCCGTGTGCAGGATGCCTTCATAGCCGCATCTACCACGAACGACGCGGGATCGCCTCCGTTCCACAGCATCAACGCCTGTGCTTCTGTCAGGTGTTTATTGAAGTTGCGGAAGTGGTAGATTTCGCCCTTCAACAAGATCGGAATATTTATGCTGTACATGCCAAGGTTGATGGATCTTTGTTGCATATCACGACCCAATTTGAACGTCCCCGAAATCTTGATCCCGTTTACAAAGATGTAGCCTAAATTTTCCTGTAAAGCATAGCAGAGTACCACGTGATAAGTCGTGTTTGGCTCGCAGAGATATGTCGCTGAGGAAGCCGTGGTTGCGAAAAACAATTTGTTGGAAATAATTGTGAGCCTTGGAAGTGTCATATTATCCATCATGCTGAATACGCACTGCTCATTATGGATGTCGTCTCCGGTTTTGAAGTAGCATTCCAGCGTCCCGTTGACGAGCGACTGTGTGGATATGCGCTGTCCCATGAAGGCGCCATTGGCGGTATAGGCGCCCTTGAAGTCGTAATGGGGTTTGTAGATCGGCTCGCGGCCTATCTTGGGATTATCATTGACCACCAGGTCATAACCCCCGGCAGACTTGCGAAGGAGCGGCGGAGTAGAGATGTCGGGCGGCATCTGCTTGGCGCTGTCGAGCCACATGGCGGGCTTCGAGCTGTCCTCCTCAGAGGGTATGAGGTTCTGAGGTATGTACTCAGCTACACAGGACAGCTTCAAGGCCGGGGGCACAATATAGTCCTGCGGGCGCACTCCGTTTTGGAGTGCCGTCATTTCCTCCTCTGTGAGTGCGCGGTCGAACCAGCGGGCGCATATCACCTCCCCCATAAAATCAACCGCCGGACGATTATTAACACCATATCCACCAAGAAATAGATATGAAGAAACATAACTAACCCAATTTTTATTTTGGGAGTTTACCAGATTGTTGTTGATATATGCATAGACCTTGGCTCCGTTGCTAATGAATACGACGCTGTATAAATAGTCCCAAAAAACAGGATATGAATATATACCCGTCCGATTGTTGTATAACAGAAGAGAGGTGGTGCCTTCTGAGGAGGATTTGATATCGATGCGAGGGAAATTCAATGCCCCCGACGTGTCAAGTATTGTCCGAGACACAGATTCAGGGTTGGGGATGTATTTGTACTTGGGAGGCGTGCGGAATAAACACTGCACGGTATATGGGCTGTTGTAGAACGTGTCGCGCAAAAAGGTGCCGTTCCTCCTCATCATCGCCCCCATAGCCTCGGGCGCAAGCGCCGATATGAGGGCGCGTCCTCCTTCGGCCGTAGCTTTGAAGAGACGCGAGATTTCCGCCTCCACCTCTTCCTTCACGTCCATCGAGGAGTTGAAGGGAGGCCGCTGCAAGGTTTGGAGGTTGTATATGTCGATCCCCTCGACGTCGAGAATCTGATTTGTCCTCAGCGCCGGAGTGTAGGATTCCATAAAGTTCTTGGCGGGAGGCTCCTGGCGGTACTGCATGGCCTTCCAGTCCGCGGGCGGGATATTCGTGGGCGTGTTTTTCTCCAATATCGGGTCTATGCCCGCGAGAGAGCCGGACACGTTGAATGCCACGTCCTGGATGGTGTCTCCCTGTTTTACTCTGTACGTCTTTGCCATGTCTACTCCTTGTATCGTGCATGTATGTCCGCGGTCACAACTCCCGAGGCTGTCTCCTCAAAGATATTCACGCGGGCAATGAGGGCTCCGTCGTCGTATATTTGCTTTTCAGCCGTGGCCTCAACCTTACCCCACGCCCACTTGGGCAGCAGGGGATAGAAGTCCTCGAATCCGACCCCGAACTGGGGCTTCGTAAGACTTGCCGCCGACTTGGAAAATATCAGTGTGGCGTTCTGCTGGCTGCACAAAGATACCAACTCGACGCCCCCGTTGGATATAACTATGTCGTTGGCCTGAAAGTCGAATTTTGCGTCTGTCATTGCGTTATCTTGGTATTTTCGTAGTCTCCTTTATTGAACTGGGAGGGGGCGGTCATAGGGGTGGCCGGAGGCGACGCACCTTGGGCGCCGTGAGTATGCGCATTGAATACTGTGCACATATTCCCTACCTGCGTCACTAAATTGTTGAGCGCCGTGGTGACGCCATCTACCAGCACAAGCCCCCCGTTCTCCCCGCCATCCATTTCAATTTTATCGGCAGTGAAAGATATTTTATTTTTTTCAATCCGCCAAGAAGAGGTGCCGCGGATTATTTCCACGGCGTCCTTATCGAAAGAAATAGTGCTTTCTCCCTCCTCTTCGGTACCCGCGACGTTCGATGCGACCATCTTGTCGATCTTCGTGGCTTTTATGAGCACCGGAACCTCGGAGTAACCCTCTATGAACCCCAGCACCACAAGAGAATTCACGGAGGGTATAATATAGAGGCTGTTGCCCCCGTTTGGAAAAATGTTTAGACTTATGTCGCTGAATATCCTATCATTATCCACAACAGCCTCTAAGGTTTTGGCATCCTCGTCTATAGCCGACACGGTGGCTATGACGAGCGATACCCTCTTCCCGTCATTCATCTTTGTTCCGAATTCCGCTCCCAAACGGGCGCATTCGTCGTCGAAAGTGCCGGATGTTTTCATAATATAAACATTTCGTTGGTTACTGTCAGGGTTTGGATGAACCCGTCGGAAGTGTCGCAGCTCAAATTCCTGCCTATCACGTAGTAGTTTCCCGTAAGCTCCGGGAGCATGGTGTCCGTGTACTCCACAAAGTCGAACATATTAACCTGCGGATAGAGCACGGTTTTTATGGTTCCCTTGTTGCGCGTTCCCTTCAACCGGGCCATTATGTTCTTGGCCGTCTGTTCGGTCAGCGATACCGTATTGGCCGGGACAAAATATCGGTGTGCCTCGCCTTGGGAATCGCCGTATTCGTAGGTGTACTTTGTACCGTCGGCCATGAGGGCGTTTACCACCACTTTGTAGTTCTCGAACAGCCCGTCGGTAGGCACTATGTCGCGGCCGATGACATTGGTGTTCGTGGCCAGTGTCACCGTGCGCTTGAATTTGTCCCTTACGCCAATACCGAAATACACCTTCCCCTGGGTGTTCACAGTGCCGTACAGCGTAAACATATTCATGAGCTTCGACAGGGCCTCGAACGGCGATATGAGCTTGAAGGTCTGCAACGCGAACTCCACATCCGCACTATCCGATGAATCGAAAGACAGAGCCGGGAAGTCCGCCGGGTTGTCGAACCCCTGTGCCTTGCGGTAGTCCTCGAATGCCTTGTTCGAGATGGGGCATAGATAGTCTACCATGTCCTTTAGCTTCGTGCGCGACACCCAGTCCCGATTTATAGTACCGAACCGCAGGATGAAAGAGTAGTCCTCGCATACGATCTTCGACGGGAATCCCCCGATGACCTGCCGGATGAAGCCGCTGAAAATGCGCAGTCTCTCGAACTGCTGCCCCAACTGAGCATTGTTGTAGAACCAGCCGTCGATGTCTATGCGGGCGCCGGGCTTGATGTTTATGCCCTCCAAGGCCGCCCTTATGCGCTGTGCCGGAGGCAATCCCTGCCGGAACCCGATGGCATACACCGGGAGGGTCATGGTGCAGCTTCCCGAGAGGGAATCCCGCTCCTCGGTAATGTCTACTGAGGCGAATCGGCCGATGCTCTTCCCCTCGATAAACACCTCGTTTCCTACTCTGAACAAATTACCTTTCATCACCTACCGCCCCCCCCCGCGGGATTGGTCGTATTTACCGTCTCCTGCGTAAATACGATGGCATTTTCATCCATGTTTATTTGGTGGAGCGTCATGCTGACGTCCACGATGGTAGACCCCGGATTGGGGGTATATTTGAACCTCTTCATGTACGCCCACTCCAGTCCGAGGTCGTTGTTGAGGACTTTGTTCTCGATCTTGAAAACATCCTGCCCCTGCCACAAACTCCGAAGAGCCACGCCGAGGTCGGCGATAGCCATGGCCGCGGGATCGGTGTTGTCGAGCCCCTGGTCGGCATATGCCTCATAGGACAAGGCGTCGAGCATGGAAAGGTTCGAGGCCGAGGCGTCCGTGTCGACGCGAGACAAGTTGCGTTCAATGCGCAGACGCACCGTTACGACCATCGGTTTGTAGTTGAGAACCTGGAGGATTTCTGCCCCGTCGACGAGCTGGGAGGTAGAATCGTTCTTTTCCCCTTCCACTTCGTAGGTGAGGTTGATAGGGAGGAAATAATCCCCGCAGCGAAATACATATTCTCGCTGTATATCCTGGCGATCTACCGATTGTATGGCCGTTTTGTAGTCGCCGGACTGCTTTAGGGCGTCCGCCATCCCGGTATACTGAGGATCGGAGGTCTTGGCCTTGCCGCGGAACTGAACGATCTGACGCCAGAATCCTACCTCCGCCAGGGTTATTTTCAACCCCGCCTGATATGCTTTTTCTACGGCGCTTATGCCATCCGTCACGGCCTTGTACGCCGGGATTTGTCCCAAGGACGGGAGGTCGTTAGGAGTGTCGTTGGGGGTTGTGTTTGCGGTATATTGATCTTTAGCCATTGAGCGTGCGTGTTGAGTTGTTGAAGGCTATTTGCAGTCCTCGAATTGTCACCTCTTCGATCTGTTTGGATATGGTCTGCATGATGCTTTCCGGCGTGGCATTGGTGTTTATTTGGGTCGGCATCTGCACAATGGGTGCATTGAAGTTGATAATGAGCGACTTCGATCCCTTTGTCAAATCTTCTATCTTCTTGGTGTCCTTCCCGCTGGCGCCGCCGCCTTCGCCGTAAATCTTCGTCACCCGGTTGAAATTCTCGTTGATCTCCCGGTCGTTGAGCGCAGGATTGGTACGGAAGGTTACAGGTTGAGTGGATAGTTCTCCTTTGGTTACAGTGGTAACGTCTCTCGAATTACCTGTTTTTAGGAAATTAAAGAGACTGAATCCATTGTTTGCTTCGTACGGGGTGTAATTATACTTCAGCAATCCCGTAGCATACTGGGGCTGCCCGTTTTCGGCAGGAAGATGCCCCGGATATTCTTCCAGTCCTTCCCGCACCTTGGGCGTAAAGGTAGTGGTGAAGTTTTTAAGCAGGATGTCGCGCGCGTCTTTCAGATTCGCGGCGCGGTTCTCCTCGGTGCCTTCGTCCAAACCCCACGCCTTGCGGGCAGCCGGAGTAGAAAGGTATTCCTCGACATACCTCTTTCCCAGCTCCTCGGACAGATATGTCGCGGCTTTGCGTCTCTCCGTGTATTCCGACTGCTTGGCCGACTTCTCGTACCGCAAGTCCCAGCGGCTCTTGTCGCCCCAGCTCCACGGATTCAGGAGCCCGAAGAAGTCGGAGAGGTTGAGTATCCAGTCCGAAAGGGCCGTCAGTGCGCCTATGGCATCCTCTACGCCATCCACGAATTCATCGAAGATATGGTTGAGCATATTGGGATCGAACGAGTTGTACCATACGTCCAGGCGCGCTGATATGCGGTCGAACATATTCTCTCCAGCCCGGCCGACGCTCTCCCATAGTTTGTCCATCCCCGCGAGGTTGATCCAAAAATTCTCCTTGGCGAGGGCGATCTGTCCGCGCGCCGCGGCGGCCGACGGGGGTTGGAGCTCCGTATCGAGCCTGTGCAGGGCGCGCAGCATGTTGGCGCGATCCTGGAGATAGTTGTAGGGGCTCGTCCCTGTCACGCCGCGCCTCTGCATGGCCTCGTTGGCGTATCTGTTGAGGATGGGGGCGGCGTGGATCAACTCTCGCACGTCTCGCATGTTGGGTTTTTCGGCAGCCAACAACTGCTGCATGTTCAGACCCACGATGTCATAGGGTCGGCCACCGATCTGGGCGACTTTACCCACCTGCCGCGCGATCTGCGTGGCTATGGCCGTGCCGATCTGAGTGCCTCCGATTTCGAAGCCCGACACGGTGTTTATCATGGAGAGCATGCCTGCGCGAGAATAGCCGTATTCGGCCGCCATGCGCGTGGCATCAGACAGCGCCGAGGTGTAGCCCGATCCCAACCCCCTGCGCGCCATATCCATCTGCATACGGTTGGATATGGCGTCCGTCATGGACGAGCTGTTCAAGGTTTTGGACAGCACGGCGTATAGCCCTCCGCCAATGAGCTTAGGAAGAGCGTACGCCGCGGCGCCAGTACCGAGAATACCCGCGCCCATCAGGAGTGCGGGATTGCTCTTTATCACTGCGGCGGCGGAATCGAACACCGCCCCGACCAAGTTCCCGGCGTTTCGCATCCACCCGCTCGGAGTGAAGGAATTGCGCACGAACTGTTCGCGGAAGCGCCGGATGGAACCGAACGCCCGGTTGGCATCGGACATGAAATCCTCGCGCGTATGTCGGTTGCCGAATCGGCGCGACACGTCATACATGGAGGACATGCGCTCGTGCCATCCGTGCCGCAGGTTCGGATAGTTGGCCACACCACCTCCGCCTCCGCCTCGGCCATTCCGGGACATGCGGTTGGTCTTGCGCTCCAGTTGGTCACTCAGTGCGTTGGCACGAGTAAGACGTTCGATGACGTCTCCCCCAAGGTTGAGGCGTATGGTGTATGTTGCCATTATTTTTTAGATTTAAAGGGCGCCATGTCTATGATGTCGACAAGGTGAAGCGCAAGTGTATATAACTTGTCTATATCATTGATGCTTAGCCTTTTATCCATGTCAGAGTAAGGCTCATGGAAGTATCTGGAGACGACGGCCTTCTTGATAAGCAGAGGGTCGTCCTTCGCATACTCCTCTATTTTTTGCCGGATGGATTCTTCGGGAGCGCCTTCAAGAACTCCCAAGTCCCGAAAAAACGGCGGAAGTCCTCGCTGACAGGTTCCGACTGAAAGATTTCCACGCAGGCAAGAGCGTCGCCGAGCAAATCTTCGCGCACCTTGTCGTCGACGCAGCAGGCTTTGATGAAGTCCATGGCCAGGCCAATAACTCCCTTCTGCTCCGATTCCTCGCGCGACAGGATCGACATGGATAGCTTCGAGTGCTCGATGTTGCGGCGCTGTAAACGCCAAAAGGCGATATTTTGGTTCTTTTTCTCCTCCTCGATCATATGACCTTCTTTGTTGAAGGAGGGGACGAAATACGAGGCCGTGACGGTGTATTGGAGGTCAAGGCGCTCCGTTTCTTGTATTTGCGACATAATTTTTGGGTTTTAAAGACGGGCGGGTCTTGGGGTGCCCGCCCGTCCTGGTTTACACAATAGTTTGGATGGGTGCGACCGAGCGCTGTACGGCACGGGCACGGATGTTGATGGACGAAAGCGTCTCCGCGTCGTTTCGGTTAGTGTCCGAGCTCGACTGTTCGCACTTGCACCCTAACAGGGATTCCGAGACGGTCTTTGGCGTCGCGCTGTTGCGCAGCGACATGGTTTTCGTCAGCGTGAAGGGCGGCAGTTGGAGCATGGACGCATAGGGCGTCTGCCCGGCCGGAAGAGCGCCGTTGATCGCATCGAGGATGGTGTGCTGCTCCCCGGTCTGGTGCGACAGAGTGGCCGCATACTGAGCGTTGAGCTGCACCAGGTCGATAGGGTCTGTTTCCCCGATAGCGAATATGTCCTGCACTGTCTGCGAGTACTGCAAGTTGAGCGAGGTACCCGTGCCGATCTTGATTGCTGGAAGCCCCTCGAAAGTAAGGTAGATTTGGACGTCCTTCGAGGGCACTACATAAGGATTAGGCATGGCGTTTAGTTTAACGTAGTTACAAAGAAAGTTTCGATATATGCCTCGCGGAGCGGGCTAAGGGGAAGTACCTCCACGGTAACCTGGATAGCCTTGGACATATTGTAGTTGCCGTCTTTGGCGGCGAAATCTACATTGATGGCCTGTGCTTCTCCGCGGTTGATACGGGGTGTCAGTTCTGTTTCGTCGAGCTGAGCCAGCGTTCCGGACTTGAATCCCGCGTCGATCGCTCCGGTGGAAGCATCCGTGGGGATGTTCTCCTGGAGCAACTTGACAAAGAATCTCTCCACGCTGTCACACACGGCATTGCCCACGCGGACAAACGAAATTTCCGAAAGAGCCATCTCCGGATCGTTGCATGTGGCGCCGTCGTTGTAGTATACGCCTGCCAGTTGCGGACGCACGCGGGTGAAGAGGTATTGGTTCTTACCCAGGAGGTTGCACTTCGCAGGCACAAGCTTCGATACCGGGGTGTTGATATCTTGCGGGTCGGCGCTGGCCGTGACATCCACAAAATAGTCGATGTCGCCTGCTGCCCCGGCAGTGGTCACGGCACCGGGAGACGTCGCCAGCGACAGGCTCGACAGCATTCCGAGAGTTCGGCCTACGGATGCCGACATGCCGGGCTTCGAAGTTGTAACCTGATAGGCCACACGGGGTGCCTTGAGCGTTGCGAGATTCTCCAGCTTACTCAGGTCGGTGGAGAGGATGGTCTTGCCTGTCGGAACGCAAACAACGCCGTCGAAGATGCCGACCATGCGGATCGACTGCTGGAACAGGTTGTTGAGTACGGTTTGCAGGTTGCCAATGAGGGTCTTGTGGGTAGCCGGGAGTTCCCCCTCGGTCGTCCCTGAGAAATCCTGGAACGTGGGAAGCGGCGATGCGAAGGATATCATGCGCGGACGCAGGTCGAAGTTCGACGCCGTGGTACCGCTGATGATGGATTCCAGCTTGGCCGAAATAAATGTCTTGTATTCGGCCTGAGCATACCCCACGACCCACACGCGAGAGCCGCTACCTGCCTTGGCGTAATACTCCTCCACCTGGAACAGGAGCATGGATCCGGTTCCCGAGGTCACACCCATCGCCGTAAGGTCGGCAACGGAGGTAATGAGGTAGGCGGTATCGAGCGCGAAGGCCGCACCTCCGGTTCCCGAGGAGGCCATTGCCGGGGCGACGATCATGCCAATACCATCGCTGGGTGTGGTGTTGCCCAGCCTGGTGTCGCCTAAAGTTGTATAAATATCTACTACTGCCATATTTGCGTAGGTTTTGTTATTTTGCGAGTTCTGCACCGACTGCGGCCTTCTGCTCGTCGGAAAGGGCGTTGTACGCCTCCAGGGTCTTGGAGTACCCGGCGCTGTGGTGCAGCTTCGGGTTCACGGTTGCCCGGATGGCATCCCGAACCTTGGCATACTCCACGCCTTCGATCAGCGCCTCTGTTGCGGCTTCCTCCTCCTGTTTCTCAGGAGCGGGGGTCTTGCCGTCGAGCAGGGCTTCTGCCTCGGCATCGGACATGACGGGCTTGTTGCGTTCCTTCTCGGCCTCTGCCAGGGAGTTCTTGGCTGCCTGACGGCGTGCCCGGAACTGGTTCTCGAGCATCTCCTCGAACTCCGCGGTGTCCTTGGGCGGATTGGATTTGTCGACGCGGGCATAGCGGAGCTCCTGGACGAGTTCTCCGTTCAGGTGTGCCAGCTTCTCGCGGGACTGGCAGCGTGTCTGCGCCTGCGATTCGTTGACGTAGATGTTGCCGTCCTCAGTGACGTACAGGGTGCCGTAGATTTGGAGCTGCTTTACGAGCTCGATGAAAAACTTGCGGGTGAATGTTGCGATCTGAATCATAATTTAAGGGGGGGGGAATTAAATTGTTGATATTGATTTTTTTTGGAATACCAGCCCGACAACATGCCGGGCTGGTTTTTTCTGTGTGTGTTGAGTTACGCTCCGGCGGATACCGTCGGGCGATACAGAACGATGCCTGCCGCGCTGCTTCGGAGAGTTCCGGCACCCGTCGAAATATCCATCGACACTTTCCAACCGTAGTTGTTCGGATCGGACACCATATGGATGTTCGTGTTGCCGATTGCCACAACGACCTCCTCGGGGATAAAGCCGAGGCCGATGTCGTAAACCTTCGCGACCAGCACGGGTTTCACATGACTGGCGTCGATAGCTCCGGTTGCGAAGGTGACGGGCTTGTCGAAATAAGTCTCCGCATCCACGACCGTAGAAGTTACAGTGTTGTAGGCAGCGATGACCGAGCGCGCCATGACGTCGAATCCCGAGTAAGTGAAGCCTTCGGGACGGGCGTTCGACAACTGCTGCGTCAGAATGCTCTGAACCTTGTCGGTCTGCACCAGCGACGTGTAGTAGGGCTCTGCGAACACAGCCACACCGTTCCCTCGGCGGAAGTTGAGGTTGCGGGCGATGAAGCGACCCTGTGCG